TTGTTAAAATTTATTAAGCTAAAGGTTTACTAGCGAATTAAACATATTGAATATAAAGAAAAAGCTTGATACCTTGACTATTGGTCAGCGGGTGGCAAGCTTACAGGAAATAGATTATGGAGATAAATCAAAAGAAAATGTGGGATTTTGTATCAACACGTCCCTGAAACCCCACGAAAATCGAGCCGTGGAATAGGAAGCTACAAATCTACCACGCACCGTTTCAATCCTTGACCCAGTGGCTAACCTGTTGGTAGTACTCTAAAGTTTTAAGTACCCGCTACCTCGGAGCACTGTTCACATATAATAGTCAAGCTTCCTTATATTCTATTACATGCCGTTATGTATATAGTTATTGTTTTAAAGAAACTAATAGAACTGATAAACTATTAGAGTGAGTGTATTAGCAATAAAGGTAATTCTCAGTTTTTAATTACAGGTTTATTTTTTCTATACTTAGATATTAATTTCTTATGACTTGTTATTATTCCTCTTCTAATCTTATTGATATGTTACATATATCGGGCTCCCAATCTGGCGGATGAAGTTCACATCCCTCGTCCCATAAGTCTCCTACATGTTGTTTACATACATGAGAGTATCTATCATAGATAGCTCTTATGCCGTCAGGAGGATATACGATAGTATAGTCTGCATCTTTGCTACAAGGTATATGACAGCAAAAGTTATTCCCAGAAGGATTATAACAGATAGAACGGTTTCCCGTTATCCTATCTACTAATCCATACCAGTAAAAACTTATATACGCTAATATCTTTTTCATTAAATTATATTGAATTTCTTAAGTATGTTATATAAATTATGAGGATTAGTTTGAGAAGAGTTTATATCATGTAATACTTTACAATGGAATAAAGCATCTGTTACTACCTCAGAACAGTAGAGAAATTTCTCCGATTCTTTTGTTTTAATCTTTGAATTAATACCGTGAAGTCCCGATACAAATGCTTGATAGAAATCATAAGGTCTTCCATTTACATCAGTAACAAAAGCTCTGAAAGCATTCGCATCAAATCTTTCTCTAGCACTTGCAGTTAGGGGGGAAGCAATCTTTACTCTGTGTTCTATTTAATGCTTCTGACAATGGAACTATTCTCACTCCACTTGTTTGAGCTTCTAACATATTTTCTGAATCAACTGCAATACCTACGTGAGTATATTTAGACCAAGTAAATATTCTAATGATTTGTCCCATTAAATCAGCAGGTTCAAAAAATACTACATCTCCTGCTTGAAGCTTTGGAAATTGTTTTTGTTTCTTACTGAATAACATAATTTATTCTCCTATTGTTTATAATATTTATGTAGCATTGATTATAGTTTCATAAGACAATTGAACTTTGGTAGGGTCTAATGCTTGGAAGTTACCCCTATCCTCAAAAGCAAATTCAACATTATCTACTGTGTATGTAACCTTTACTCCATGTATGTCTGTTATAGATATTAAGTCTCCCGCTCTTGGTAATAAAACCACAGTTAAGTTCTCTGCTATTACGGTTCCACCTACTACTAATTTCATCATATATTATTCTCCTTTAATTAATATTATATGTCCCAACTTATTTCCAGTACTCTGTCAGTCTCTGTTGTTTTCTGTATGGTTACTTTATACCCTGCTTCTTGATAGTATGATACTACCTCGTCCGATAATGAAATAGGAATCTCATCTACTTTAATACTAAGCTTACCGTAGTGTACCCTTCCGTTTACCTTGTTATCTACTATGGATATAATAGAATCCAATGTTTCTTTACGAACTTCCTTAGCGGATTTTGTCATCTAGTCCTCCTTATAATTTGATAGCATTACATCATAATCGCTGAAAGCGTATGAGAGTTTTACTATCAAATCCCATGCTTCATCGGAAGGAGCTACGTCCTTTGATTCAAAGAAGTCCAGTATCTTTAATAGAGCTACTGCTTCTGTATTTGTTTCCAGTGTTATCTTAATAGGTTGAAATGACAATCCTTCTTGTTCTATCTTCATCTTACTAACTCCTCTAATACTTCAGCAGAAACTTGAGGTAGTTTATAATTAGGGTCTTCTAATTCCCTAATCATTCTTCCAAAATTAGTTATCTCTTTAATAGAATTTCTTATAGAAGATTTAATACTTGTATAAGCAATGGTAAATTCTGGATACAAATCTCTATATCCATTACAGTCGCTATATGTAATTCCCCATAAAAAATTAGATATGTCCATTGGTAACTTAGCATTAAGTAAAGTGTTCTTAATAACTCTTTGATATAGTCTTGGGAAATCATTAGATTTCTTCGAGTCTATTATCTTTTGGAAATCTCTAAGTGTATAAATTTTCATACTGGTTTATATTCCTCCACATCTTTATAAATTATATGAAAATTTCTATCTTGAATAATCCTAGGATTATTAGGAAGTTGTTTAAGTATCTCCACAGCATCAGGAAAGATATGATTAGACGGTATTACAATTTCAGTTCCGTTTGCTATCATGTAACAATTATCATCTATGATTATATGAGAATAGTTATTATTAAATTGTACATAAGATATAGTTTCATAACTAGACTTACCTAATCTGCTAGGATTAAGAGATAAAACTTTTATCCTAATTGGATTAAAATCTATCATTTATTTATCTTTCTTAAAGTATTTTAAATATATTCTTAATAATTCTTTTTGGTCGTCTTCCATCATATCCCTGCTACAACGTGAACAAACCTTATGATGTTTCTCATAAAGTTCAACAACTCTTTTGCAATCTATATAGAAAGAATATAATTTACCTATATCCATTACTTTTATTTCCTATGGTACTTTGAATTTCCTGAACCGCCTTTAGGAGGAATTGGATTATCGGTAGTCCTCTTACCTCCAGTATATCCTCTAGGATAATTTTCTATAAATAGTATATAGAAACCCACACAACCTAATACAAATATCAGAGGATAAATATTAATCAATGAATCAACATTCATCCTATCTTGTCCTAGGAGGTTTAGTATCAGCAGGTATCTCTCCTCTGCCTTCATGACATCTACTTCTGATAAGAGGTCTCACATCTTGAGAAGGGTCATACTCATTCTTACTTTGTTTTTTAATCTTAGTAGCAAGTAAAGCATCAACACATTCAACAAGAACCTTTACGGTATTTTCCAGTTGAGTTATTCTATTTAACATGTTTTTATCATTGAGGGGAGAACCCTTACCAACCGTCAAATTTGTAAAAGAATTTATACTGGACACATCTGGATAAGGACAAGTTCCTAAGAGTTGACATCTTACTCCATTGAAGTTACCACAACCATCACACTTATTCATTATTAAATTCCTTTTTGTTTCTTCTCTAACTTCTTAAGTCTTCTCTCCGCTTTCCTCTTCTCGGTTCTAAATCCTCTGGGGTCAGACTTCCTCCAACTCTCCATGAAAGCAAAAGTATCTTGGGACATAGTTTCTTCCCGATTATTCCCAGAGTATTTGTTCAACAAAGTATCAAGAACTTGTTCTGTTGTATCTTTATTAATACTTTCCATATTTACTATTATAACCTCTTCCATTAGATTTGTCAACTGCTGTGATAAACATTTCTTTTAACTTAGGGTTATTTGTTTTTCTTATTAAAAGTTCTTTAAAACATACTTCTAATATATCTCTTCTACTTTGTTCAAAATTATTCATGTTAATTTCCTTTAATTGTTTTAATAACATCGAGTCTCTGTTGATAAGCTTTAATCATAGTTTCAATCAATTCAATACCCGTATCTAAATTTTGTTCATCTAGGGTAAGCTGTTTCAATTCATCGGTATCAGCTTTGTCTCTATACAATGTTTTAACTTTAATAGCTAAATCTTGTAACGAGTCCATCACGTCGTCATTACTCTTAGCAGCTTTATTGTACAGGTTAATTTTATTCTTGGGAACTTTTCTATCCAGCAGGTATTTAATTACTGGGGCTAACAATACAATTATTTTTACTACATCTATTTTCATACTATCTCCTTACCTATTTAATACCTTAGCTAAATCATCTAACTCATCATACCATTCATTGTTTATATAATTCTTGGTTAAGTTCTCTAAGTCTTTAAGATTCTTATCTGAAACATTATCCATACTTGAGTTATCTTTAGAGAGTCTGACTTGAAATCTCCAGTAATCTTTTATAGGTAACATTTTTCTTAATATGTATTCTGTAGTATCTGATTGACCATCGGATACTAAATCAAATAGACCAGTAGCCCAATCCAACATATTATATTTCTTAATCTTATTTGGGTCTACGTATTCATATAAGGAACCAGTACCCAAAGATACTAATATTATCTCTTCATTAGGATACTTCTTCTGTGCTTCCGTATAAGCACACAGGGCTGGATTATTTGCAAATACTCCCCCGTCAACACAGAGCATATCATTTAACACAAATGACTCAAAGAAGGTAGGAGCTGCTGAAGTGGCTCTCGCTATCTGAGATAATAAAACATTAGAATATCTCTTATCTTCTTTAGTGAAGAATACTGCTTGCTTAGAGAGGATATCGTAAGTTGTTACCAGTAATCCCTTATCGGGTCTGGTATCTCCTAGTTTAACTCCTTTAAAGATATCATTAAGAACTCCATCTATATCTGCTGAAGGATATTTTATAGCATCAAGTGGGTTAAGTTTTAACTTCCCTTTAAATATTTTATGTATGGGTTCTTTGGTATAAAAATTATATATATCGTCCATACTCATACCCGTAGATAAAAGTAAAGATATAATGCCTCCTGTAGAAGTTCCAGCAAAGAAATCAAAACTTTGTTGTATGGGTTTATCTAAAAGATTGTTTTCCAGATATCTCAACAGAACTATTGGAATTAATCCTTTACATCCTCCCCCATCTATAGATAATATTTTCTTCATTATATAACTCCTAAGTTAATTTAATTACAGATAGTATATCTTTCCATACCACATTTAAAACTATATTTTCATTAGGAGGAGCAATATATACATAGTCAAATTCCGCTTCTGTTTTAATAACATAGGTTCCTACAGTCTCCGAAAAATCTCCCAGTAATATTCTTCCATTACCTAATACATAATCAAACACTTCCTGTTTCATATCTAATAATGTTTGAGCATCCACAGGAACAACAGTTACAAAATTAGTTCCCGTAAATTCAAAAGTTTTATCAACATCATCATGTATAGTTATACTAAAATTAAATATCATATTATTTTCCTATGCTGGTTTCTGTAATACAATCCAACCACTGCCGTCGGGATTTGCGAATAACTCACAAGCTCTTCCTCCAGATACAGAAAGTATATTAGAGTTATCTATAGTTTGTCCTGAAGTAGAATAGAAGTATACAGTTCTATTTCCTATATTCTTTATGTAATAAACTCTTTCTGGACAATTAAGTACATTAGGCAAATAAGCATTGATACTGTGGTCTGTGTCAAAAATCCATACAGTAGCTGAAGCATCCAAAGTTATATTACTGGAACCAGTTACCTTATGTGATTTTATGGAACCAGTACCGTCCTGACCTATCACGGGTAAAGAATTCATTAGTTCATCTAATCTGGTAGGAGATTGATTAAGGGAAGTTATGTACGTTTTCCAGTTCTCCCATTCGGTGGAAGTTATATCTACCATATCTGGATATCCTATCACTATATCATTAGCTCCGTCTACCCTCAACACTTTAAAATAGGGAGTTACTTTTAACTTAGCATCTATTTCCATAGATGTTTTATTAGCATTATATATATCCGTAAGGTCTGGAACAGTAGGCTCTGGGTCTTCTAAATTCCATGAATGGATATAAGTATTCCCAGCACTATCAACCTTAAGAATAACATCCTTCTTAAAATCTATCTTTCTCCCAAGTTTCTTTTCTATACTAGAAGCAAAATCCATTATAAGCCTCTCCCTTCCACAGTTAATATCTCTAATCTATAATCTGTTAAGCTCAGAGTGCTAAGACTACTGTTATAAACTTCCACTGCAAGAGTATCTCCCTTAGTTAATCTGGTTATAACATTACAGGAGGTTAATAAATCTTCCGTAGAGAGTAACCCCGCCATAGAGACATTAGTATCAAAATCTATTATGGCACCATTCTTTCTTACCGTTACTTCAAACTTATAATTACTAGAAACATTATTTAAAGTTCCCACAAAGTTCACAGCTACAAATTGTACCTTCTTAGAAGTAAAAGTATTAGTTACAAACTCTACATCTTTATCTTCTACTTCAGTAAAATTGACAGAAGTGAATACCCTTGATTGAATACTCTGAGAAGTTCCTGTAGCATAAACATAAGAGTCTGGATAATTAGACCACAGGGTATGGTCGAGAGTATTCCATAGGTCAAGTAACTGTTGGTAGGTAGGCTTAGTGGGAGAAACTATATTCCATTCCTCTATACAAAATCCATCTGGGTCTGAGTCTCCATCCCAATCTTGACAGATTATAACTTCTGAATTATAATCTACCTCCCTGCCAACATAAGCATCTACTGCTTCTCTATAATTAAAACTCATTAATATATTTCCTACCTTAATTTAATAATACTAAGTATTTGATTTCCATCCAAGTTTCTATTGTTACTGCCATCAGTATGTCTAGCATAAATTTCTAAAGTATCATTTGCAACAACATCTATCGGAAAAGATATATTAACACATACTAATCCTCCAGTAGCTCCTCCTCCGCTATTTTCTAAAGCGTGTATATAAGTACTGCCATTCTTATAAATGTAAAGATACAACAATCTATCATTACCAAAACCAGTTCCAGAAAAGGAAGCAGATACTAATACCGTTTGGGTGGATAAGCTAGTGAAAGTACTGCTTGAAAATTCAGATAAAGTATCCGTTACTTCAGTTGGAAATAATACTTTAGTGTATACTCCTCCTTGAATAGCTTGGGTAGACGTATTCTTTACAAGTACTTTAGATGCTGGAAGAGAATCTATACTAGACCAACTTGTATCAGTTCCGTCCGTTGTAAGAATCTTAGAAGTGTTCCCAGTTTGAGATGGTAGTAAATTGTTCAAAGAAGTATTTTTATTGGATACATCATTGAGATTATTACCTCCAAGAAGTATCTTAGAAAAAACTCCTCCAAAGTTTTTCCCTTCCAAGGTTCCACTATTACTTTGAATAGTTACCTTGTTACTAGACTTACCTAATGAAAATATGCTTCTCAGAGTGCCTTCTATATTTAGAAAGTCGCTCATGTAATCTCCTTTTTATATATGTTTATATTAAATACTATTTTTACATACTAATATTATTTTATCACAAGTTAAGATGAATGTCAATAGTCTAGTTGAAAATATCTGTATCTTCAATCATAGTGTCTATCTTACCACATGTATCAAGACCTTCTTCATATACTACTGTATCTAACAGTCCCACAGTAAACCTAGAAGTATCTTTAAATAACAATTTATATCTTCCCGATAACTTTGAAGCTAGTTTATATAATCTTTTTAATTCTAATTCATATTTATCTTTAGACATATAATTCCCCTTTTATCAGTCCAAATAACTCCATCTAAAACCCCCACATGTTTTCCTTTTCCCTTTACATACTTTAACTATGCTTGTGATATCTAAATTATAGAAAAGAGATGCTTCCGTAATATTATTAAAAACAACATTAGTATCTAAGTTAATAACCTTCTTGGAAGTTCTTCCCTTACTCTTCTCCCCTATTTTCCTTTTGTGCTCCTCTGAGAGCTTCTTTCCTATGTTAGCTTGTCTAGTTTTCTCTATAGATTCAGGAGACATCTTCTTTCCTAGGTTTCCTAATCTAATCTTTTCTTTATGCTCCTCAGATAACTTTCTACCAAGTGTATGAGTATTTCCTAAGTTAGCTTGTCTTATCTTTTCTTTATGTTCCTCAGATAACTTATTACCCAGAGCATATTTATTTCTCTTACTCTTCTCCCCTATTTTCCTTTTATGTTCTTCAGACAATACATGTCCCAAGGTATGAGTATTCCCTTTTAACTTCTCACTCATTTTCTTCTTAGTTTCTTCCGATAGTATTTTACCCAAATTAGCTTGTCTTAATTTTTCTTTAGTTTCTTCCGATAGTATTTTACCCAAATTAGCTTGTCTAGTTTTCTCTATAGATTCAGGAGACATCTTCTTTCCTAGGTTTCCTAATCTAATCTTTTCTATAACATCTTGTGGAAGCTTCCTTCCCCTCAAAGCTATACTGTTTGCTCTGCCGATTCTTATTCTAGTTTCCTTAGATAATTTTATTCCCAGATTACTTCCTGCTGTAGGATTGAAATTATAACAATCTTCTCCAAAAAATAAATCTAACCAATGCTGTTCTCTTTCTAACAGTTTCTTTTTAACTTCTTCCAAGCTCTCTAACTTTTCTACATACTCTATAATTTCCCATTTGAAGTTTTCTCCCCCATGTAAATTATACGCATATTGTAAATATCTATTAGTATGGTTATTTTTAGAGAGTAAGTAAAAATGCTGTCTCTTACGATTATCTAAATTTACTGAACTTCCGATATATACTTTATTATTCCCTCTATTAGTTATTTTATAGATACCTGCTTTTTTCATTATACTTGTTCCTCAATGTATTTATATATCTATAATATAAATACAAGCGTTATTATATGTCAATTCCTTTTCTAATAGGCACAGTATTCAAAACAGCTCCGCAATTGGGACAGTAATTAGACCTGAACTCAAAACTTCTCTTACAAGTAGAACATGTCTTCTCGAAATAGTGCTTAACACAACGTAAGTCCGTCATAAGGTCTGCTATATCTTTAACTTTATCATACAGTGGTTCAGACCACATCCTCCCAGTTAGAACTATTTCTAGGTCTGGTCTTTCCTCCTTCATAGTTCTTATGAACTCAAAGAAAGTTTTCTGAGATATCAATGATAGGTTTAGAGCTCCTAGTATCTCATCCAACACTAACATGTTGTAAGGTTCAAAGTATTCTTCTATGTGGTCTTGTGCTATTATATTCTTCTTAGTCTTACCAGTGTTTATATCATCTACCATAGAGAGCCAAGCCTCTCTTACAAGTACTTTATCCTCTTCATCTTTATTATGTTCCAGTATTACTTTATAGGGAACAGTATCGTGAGATTGTATAATAGTTATATTATTCTTAAACATCCTGCAAGATTTAAGTTCTCCGTAAACCCTATCCACTGAGGAGTCCCCCTTCATGAATTGAGTTATCAAAACATTCCAGTCCTGACCCATAGCTCTCATCACTAAACCAAATGCACTTGTAGTCTTTCCTTTACCACTCCCAGTGTACACTTGTATCAAACCTGATTTATTTATCATTAATCTTTCGACTTCTTTCTTTTCTCTAAACTTTTTTGCATACTTTTAATTCTAGGGTTAGCTTCAAACAACTCACAGAAATCCTGAGTTGGAATCTTTTCCCTAATAGGAATACAATATTCTCCCAACTGGAGTGCGGATATCAAAGGACACTTAGCTAAGTGTTTACAGAATCTACACTTGTCTTCATCATCGAAGAATACTATGGGACCTCCATTACCCTCATCATAACTTAGGTACATAGAACCTCCTTTAATATTTATAGATTAAATCTGCATTCCTTCATCCAAGTCTACCATGACTACTCCATGATATACAATCAGAGATTTAGGATTGTCCCCTAAGATACCAGCGTAATCTTGTAATCTATCTGTACTAACTTTTCTTAATAACCATATATAAAAACATAAAGGCATACATAATAATATGAATGTCTTAAGCTTTAATAAAAAATTCTTTAACTTATTCATACTTAGTTTTAATCTCCTCTATTAATTTCTCTAACTTAATTCTTGTCAGAGATTCTTTCTTTAATCTTTTAGCTATGCCTTCTATGTTCTTAATTATGTTTAAGAACAATAGCATATTATTGTTTATTGGTTTCTTATTACATAATACATCAAGGAAAGCATCAGTTAAATAATAATGTTTCTTTCCTCCCCTACTGATAAATATCTTATTGTAATCATCTAACTTTAACATATACCCATCTGGTAATATTATATGGGGTATCTCTCCTCGTCTCAAGGCTCTCAAATCCTTACGGTTTATCATCTTCATCCTGCTCCAATTTTAGTCTAATAAGAATCAACGCTTCTTCTTCATCTATCTCTTCAAATGAATTAGCCTTCTTCCAATTGGATTTAAAATAACAGAGCCAGTCTATCTGATGCCTACAAAAGATATTCCTCTTGGGGATATAAAACAGGTGCTCCTCGTAATCTATCTCCCCTAACAGATTAACATCTTCATCCAGCAGGTATGATTTACCCACTTTAATTTCTTCTAGGATTTCTTCAGGATTTAAAACCATTCGTCTCTCCCACTTAACAAGATATCTTAAAACTTAATGTTCTTTATAAATCATTTCATAAAAGTCATCTATCTCTTTATCATAATCCGTTTCTTTGATTAGTTCTAAACATTTATTGAATAGATTTACTTTATCTATTCTTATTGTTAAAAGGTGCATGAAGAAACCCAACTTCGATTCATCTGCTGAAAAGATTGTTTCCATCTTAAAGTTCTCTAGGTTACTGGGTTCTTTTCTGGTAACATGAACCGATGTTCTACTATGCCATCTTAACACTTCAAAGCTGATATTCAACTCCTCACAAAGTTCAATAGCATAGTAGTATTCATATTCATCATCTAAACATAGAACTGTTTCTTTTATCATAGTATCCCTTTAGACAACTTAGTACTCTGATTATATCATCTATCGATATAAATGTCAATATCCTTTTTTAGAATCGTAGTCCCAATTGTTCATGTACCAATTTTAAATATTCCATAGAAGCTTCAGGAGTTTCCAACTCTTGAAGAATCTTAAGGGTACTTATACTTTCAGAAGGATTCCTCTTCTTAAAATTAGATATCAAATTGTCTAAGTTAGATAAATCACAAATCTTATTAATAACTCTATCCATATTATTATATGCTTCAGGAACAAACACTTCCTTAGCAGGAGTTACCTTTAGCTGATTCAAGGATACAATACCCTTGTCAATAACAGCATAGGTTATAATATCTCTAACTAGATTATATCCATCGGCAGTGTTCCTCATGAAGGAACCCATACGATAGACATTAGTAGTTTCAGTTACTATAGTTGAGTACGGAGAATGGTCGTGTCCTAAGAAGACATACTGATAACTCTTTAAGTTACCCATAGATAAACTTTCTTTAGGGGCTAAGTTATTATCTAAATAGAAATGTCCCAATAATATATTTGATTTTTTCTCGGGAAGTTTTAACTCTGGAACCACGGAAGCCACATCATAAGATACACCTTCTAATTCAAAAGATTCTAAATGTAAATCTATAACATCGGAGTTCATTAGAGTTCCCATGTCTGTCTTATCTAAGTTAAGAGTTCTATAGGAAGCATCATGGTTCCCTAATATAGAGTGTAATCTTCCCTTATAAGGTTTTAATCTTTTAATTAATTTATTACAGTATTCTGTAGACACTGAAGAGCTATGAAATAAATCTCCAAGTATTATTACATACTTATATAATTTTAATATGGATTCTAATTTATCTATACAAGTAGTAGGGTAGTCATCCATTCTACTTTTTGGTTTAGTGTCGGAGGCATGAAGGTCTCCTATTATAGCTGTCGCCATTATTCCTCCATTAAATCTTTTACGCTGTTGGTTATCTCTGTTATGGTTGCTCTAAATAGATATCTTCTCTTTTTATTTACTTTGTTATAACTATGTAAATAATTAAGTTCTATCCATAAAGAATCTAATAACTCTAAATTACTTGGATTAAATAAAAATTTATTACAGTATTCAACTATCTCTATTAACTGTTGCCTATCTGATAAACATAATTCTTCAAAGTAAGTTTCATTTAAACTGGATAACTTTTCTTTGATACAAATTATCTTGTGCCTGTAATCAAGCATTAGGAACCTCTTCAACTCTCCCATCGCTAATCCTATAAATCTTATTAGCATACATCAGAAACCTAGGGTCGTGAGTTACTATCGATATTCTTAATCCTTTCTCTTGACAGATTCTACCTAGAAAAGTAAAAAAATTAGGAAGATACTCAGTAGAGATATAAGAATACTTTTCATCTACTTCTAAAAATTCTTTACCCTTATTCACTAATGCAAAGATATTAAGTATAGCGGAGATGACAGACCTAACCCCGTTGCCACATCCGTTCTTGAGAGATACTTCAAAATCATTATCTAAGTCTTTGAGTTTAAAAGACAATCCTTTGGTTCCTCTTTTATCTTCTAGCTCTATTGCTATCTCATAACTCTTATCATAGAATATAAATCTAAGAGCGGAATTTATAAGCTCCTTCAAGAATCCTATGCTTTTATCATATAGAATATCCTGACTCTTCTTGTAATAGATAGCAGATTCTCTAATTGTTTCTAAGTCCCTACTTTCTTCTTCTATCTCTTTTTTGGTTGAAAAGATATTACTTTCTATATTACTTACTCGAGATTTAAGAGACCCGTACCTTCTAACTCTATAATCGAGAGACAGTAAAATATTGTCATCCATATTAAATATTATCCTCTATCTCTCTGAGTTGGGGTTCAGAAGAGTTCATGTAGTTCTGAACTTGGTCTAAGAAGGATTCTACTTCTGGTTTCCTACTATCCCTAAGTGCTACCACTTTCTTCCAATCCTTCAAATCTTCAAAATTATATTTCTTTACTAAACTACTTGCTTCTTTAACTTTCATATTCTTTACAGCTTCTATTTTAGATTGTCTTAATTGAAAAGCTTCGTAGTTCTTTTTAATAGCTTCTGCTTCTCTGATATCCATCTATACTTTCTCCTTTATAGTTTGTCCACATAACGGGCAGGTATCCATAGAATCTAACTGTTCCTTTAGTTCTACCAAGTTCTTTTTAACTTCTTTCTCTTCATCAGATATATCTTTAACTTCTTTTAGAATACTAATTAAATTTTCACAATCCCTATCGAGTTCTTGATATTGTTTCACAATATTAAAATCAAACTTAGGGTCTTCTGGAATATCTATGGACAAAGATTTATTTAAATCTACCAGCTTGTTAGCATCTTTATCTAGCTCGGTATAACTATTAACAATATTGAAATCGAACTCTTTATGAAGTATTTCTTTATTCACTATTGACATACAATCTTCTAAGACTTTAACATTTTTATCTAGCTCGGTATAACTATTAACAATATTGAAATCGAACTCTTTTCTTTCAATCTTAGATATGTCAGATATAATTCTAAGACATGATACAATACTATTACAATCATTGTCCAGTCCTTTGTATTCCTGAAGCATGAATTGTAACTTATCCCTCATAGTCAATAAGTCTTCCTCACTATAAGAGTTTATGAAAGAGTTTATCTTACTAAGTCTCTCCTCGTTTATAGCAAGTTTATTATTCATATCGGCTATCTTACGTTTAGCTTCTGACTCATCTTCCTTTATCTTCTTCATGACAGCCGTGGAATCATTCTCGTTCATAGCAAAAATATCTTCAAATAATTTATATACTTGAGAGTCTGTTCTATCAAATGGGAATAAAGAAGACCATTCATCTTGTATATTTATTATACTTCCATCTTCATCAAGATAAAAATCATTATCTGGAACTAGCTCGAATAAATCTGTTCTTCCTACTTTCTGATGAACTATTCCATCTATCTCATATATAGATTCTTTGGGAGTTCTAGTCCACTTAACTTTCATTCTGTCCGTCTCTATCTCCACTTCAGCTTTGTCTTTGCCATGTTTAATGAAAGATTTAGCCTCTGGAGGATTCTTTAGTAGAGAATAGATAGCTCTTATAGTTGATGTCTTACCAGAGTTAGAGGGTCCTATTATAGCTGTGATGCCTACAGGAAATTCTAATTCAGCTTCAGCGATAAGTTGAAAGTTCTTTATTTTTAATTTCATATATCTTTCCTAATTACTATAGCATAATTAATATTATATCATATCTTAATAAAAAAAGCTAGAGGTTTTTCTCTAGCTCTTAAAAATTTTAATATGATTTATTCTTTTGGTACCTTTATAAAAGGAGTTTCTTTAGCAACACCAAGTATATAGTCTTTTAATTCCTGTTCATCTATTCCGCCATTCAAAGCTTTCTCTATCATATAAGATACAAGTAGAGCATAAACTTGGTTATATACTTCTGCTACTATCTCATCCACTCCGTCTTTAGTTACAACTAATTTGTAATTCTTCTTAAACTGTATTATTCTTACTTTACTCATCTTCTTCTACTATATCCTCCTCTGTTTTCTCATGTACTAATGTGTAAGCTCCATCATTTTTTAAGAACTCATCTAGCTCTGCAAAGTTATCTTTAACCCATTTATATAAAGACTTCATACCACAGAGACTCCACTCTCCCCCCGCTGGGTTAGGAATGATTTCAGTTTTCCAATAAGCTCCCGCTGATTTAATATATCCTTTACTTTTCAACAGGTCTACTAAGAAATAAATATTAGAAACACCCTTAGTAAATATCAAAGGAAATACTATTGGAATCTTAGAAAATCCTTTCCTGTTCTTATCTGCCTTAGCAGAGATATAGCATCCAACTGGTACGTCTTTCTCTCCTTCTAATGTTATCCTCTTCTCCATCATATCGGCTCCTCCAGTTCTACCACTGTCTTTCTTTAAAGATATGATAACGTCTGGTTGATAGTGTAGAGCCTTGCAACCTGCCGATTTAGTTTTCTTGTCGTAGGGACCTTTCGCTTCTATATTAGCTCTCTCTTGATTTACCAAGAAAGTTGTAATACCCGCTTTCCTTAACAGTACCCTAAACTTCTGTAAGAAGGATGTCATAGCCTTTGCCTGTCCACACATCATGGGGTCTATGACTGACCTAGTTAATACAGAGTCGTCCAACACATTAGTAATACTATCTATAATGACCACATCGTAAGCAGGAACATCTTGTTTAACTAATCCCTCTAATATCTTTTCTAAATGTCCTACGGTCTGTAACTCATCTACGAAATTAAATAACCCCTTATCTATATAAGGTAGCATTCCTTGGGATTCAATCATGTTAGCTAAACCAGCTTCCACGTCTATGAAGAGAACTTTCTTACCATACTGTTCCATCAATCTTCTAGCCATGTGTAGTACTAAAGTAGTCTTACCTAAACCTTCTGGAGAATATATCATAATCATATCTCCCTCTCGGATACCTCCAGATAACAATATATCCATGGGGATAATTCCAGTAGGAACTACTTCGTCTTCTCTGGCTTCTGCATTAACATATTTCTTCAAGAAGTCATCAAAGGATAACTTCATATTTATTCCAGCTAAATCCGTGTCTTCTTTCTTCTTGGCTTGTTTCTTTGGTGCCATTTTATGTCCTCCCGTTGTTTTATGATACACTTGTCGCAAAATCTCGTGCCATACGTTTGGCATCCTCTAGGGTAGATGCTACCCATTCTCCTCTTCCTTTTGTATAATGAGGACAACTATCTTCATTACATTCTATTCGGGTATCCCTACAAAGTAATCTACTTGTCCCATCATCTATTCCGTAATCTTCTACTAAATCAGAGCAAGCTCCCCAGACACTTCCATACCTATAATCTTCAAAGTTATCTGGAATATAGTGAGCATCTCCTTTCTTACAAGTAGAACCTATTCCAAATCCAAAGATAGCTCTATGACTCCACCCATACCACTTCTGTTCTTTAGTAGAGAATCCTACACTACAAACTTTATTCTCTGGCTTAGATGTTTGGAACTCTGAGTCTATAGAGTACCTATCCATCTTGATAGCTAACTCTACAGCATCATCTATGTACTTACCATCTTTGTTGTAAGCCCAAACCATTATGATATCCTTACAACCTTCTGCGGAACATCTAACTAATCGGATATCAAAGTTATCAAACTCTATTATTCTTATTAACTCTTCTTCCATATATTATCTCCTAATATATAGATTCCCTCTTCTTTGTTAAATTTTAGACATCCTCTATTTATTAAATCCTTCACACAATAATTTAAAGAGGCATGGGCTTTGTTATGACAAGAAGCATTTCTACACAGGTACAAGTTATCTAGCTCATTATCACTATTGTCCATATTAATATGATGAACTACCTCCTCCATACTCAGGATTCTTCCTAAATCTTCTTCTATCACAAGACGGTGTTGTGCCACATAACCTTTTCTATTATTAATATGATTAGGAGAATACTGAAGAATACTTCCAGAGGTTTTATATTTAAGACCCTTTACTTGCTTTCCCCTCATTAGTTCTTTTTTGCATTCTTTGCTACATACTGTAGCAATTTCTCTTTTTCCTAATATGTGAACTCTAAAACATTCCTTACCACAAAAAATGCAAGAAGATTTATAAAAATAGTTGTATCCTATATCTCCTTTTTTATTGATATGATATTTTTTGTACAAACCGTTATCACAAAGAATGTACTCTCCTAATACTTCAAGTCTCCTCTTCAAATTAAATTCATTGTAGCATTTACGAGAGCATGTTTTAGAATCAATGCTACTGGGTCTAACATAATAATTCTTACCACAAACAATACAACTATTCCACAATTCCAAACTCCTTTGTATGTTTAAATAGATAATCTGCTAGTAGTAAAGATTCTGCTCTTCCGTCATGTTTCTTTAATTTAATACAATCTTTTGATTCTGGATACATCTCCCTAACTAAAGAGATAGACTTGCCTTTATCACTATCAAGATTATAGTATGTCTTCCATTTCCTAGGAGAGACTTTATGTAAATTGAAGTTTGAATTTTGAACGGAGGCTACCACTAGCCCATAATTATATCCGAAAGTAAATACTGATACTACTCCCTGTCCTGGCATAGAAGCCACTTTTTCTATAAGTACTTCGGTTTTTTCTACTGCATAGACATTTATAATATCTCGTAACTTGACGGTATCCACTTCTCTGATGAATATCTCTTCCCTCTTCATTTTGGAGATATTCATTTTCTTCTTCCCAGTAGAAGTAGATTTTATAGGAATATCCACTACTAGTTCAACGACTCCATTCCTAATTACGGATATCCCTCCTTGGAAGCCTGGGTCTATACCAATAAAGAACTTGTCTTTCATAATGTTTCTCCTAGAGATAAGAGGTTAAAATTAACCTCTTATCTCTATTCTTATAAATCCTACTCGGTATAAAAATCATCTACATCTTGAATAATCTCAGATAAGTCGAGACCTTCTAACTCAGTAGAGCTAGGGAGTTGTACCGTTTGAACAGGTGCCTGAGTAGGAACAACTTGTGCTGGCTGGGGTAAAGGTGCCAAGTTCACAACAGGTGCTATCTGTTGTGGAGGTAATGATAATCCCACAACCCCAGCTACCGTTTGTTGTTGCTGTACTTGAGGTTGAGCCACTGGCTGAGGTAATGCTTCTACTTGAGGAGATGCTAATACTTCCTGAGATTTAGAAACATTTTGTAAGATAGCGTTTCTTAGTTTGTCCCCATTCAAATCTTTACCTAAAGAAGGTCTAATTAATTCCCTGTAACTGATTAAGAAGTTCTTAGCCTGTTCTACTAGCTGAGGATTCTTTGCAATATCAAATCCTCCCTTAACTTTAATCTTAGGAGAAACTCTTTTAAATCTACCTTCTCCTTCTGAAGTTCCTTTGATACGTAATATCTTAGAAGGGATAGTAGCAGGGTCTACTTCACTGTCTTCTAATTCATCCAACAATGCTTTATAATCTTTCTCCGTTAATTCTAATCTTACAAAAGATACAGGTAGTTGAAAATTGTTTTTGTCAACAGTAGTAAAAACCATTGCTGGTAATACATACTTACTAGATGGATAGGACTTTGTAGTTTCTTCACTTAGTACCCCTTGACTTATTAAGTCCTCTAGTACTTTACAACAATCTCCCTTGATGCGTATTCCGTCATCGTCTGTTGATGTGGTACAATGAATAGAGCCAACTCCCTTTACAAAGTGTGTCTTTGGATTCAAAAAGAAATCCTCATCTACGCTAAGTATGTTTACAAATTTAATCTCATCGTCCACCAAATCCATTTTCTTAATAATGTTAGATTGTTTTGGGGCTTCTCCGAATTTTACCATTCTGTTTAATCCTCCTCAGAATTTAATAACTCTACTATGCTCGGTAAAAATATATCGTTAAATATTTTATTACTGGCTTTATCTGTCATCCGTAATGTTTTGCTTTTAGGAATATAGTCATCACAAATATTTATTTCTATGTTCCCTTTGACTAATGAAGCACTTATCTTTTTATACTTAGATAAATATAACCTATCTGTATTTCTACAAACCTCCTTCATGTTCTTTAAAATTATATACAATAGTAAGTGAACATCTCTCTTATTTAAATATATTCCTAACTCAGCTAGGTCATTGCATATACCTGTATATAAATCATCAGCTTTCAAGTCTAATACCTGCGTGTATCAGGATTTGCCATTTGTTTAATTTTTAACAAGTCCGCCAAGGTTCTAGCCCTTTGAGAAAAAGTATATACATGGTTCTTATATTCTTCTAACATGGAATTAACTTCCTCATAAGCTTTCTTGGATTGAACTTGTTCTGATACAGTTCCTCCTTTTTTTACTTTATCCTTAATAAGACTGGACAAATTGTATAGAATGGAAACAATGTAACTAGCATTATATTGTAGCTCTAAGCTAACATTTATCCTACTTTCATACTCTGTTATAGACAAGTTTAAATTTTCTAAGTCGTCTCTGTTATCCGCTAACACAGTCTTGAATACATTTATACTATTTCCTAAGTCTGTCCTTAGCCTAGATATTCCTTCCCAACTCATTCACAAATCTCCTTTAAAAATTTTACTCTACCTAAATCTTCCTCTCCCAAATTCTGGTAAGCAAGTATCAAGGAGTAATATCTGTTTTTTAATTCTTTACTTCTCGTTGAAGATATTATAGATAATATAATTCCTATGTCCAACTTAGAAGTTATGAGTAAATTATTTAAATTAAGATTACTTATATTGTCCATTATAAATTCTTTTCCCAAATTAGGGTTAGTAGAGATACCGTCCCAAGTTAAATAGTCTTTAAAAGAATTTATAAACTTCTCTGGTAAATTAGGCAAATAAGATATATCTAACCAAGAATGTTCTCCAAATTTATGTTCTACTTCAAGTATAACATCTTCTTTGGATTGGATACCTAACATATAATTATTTATTAATGAATCGTACTTACTAGAAATATTTATCATGTCCATAATAAAACCCATCCTTATAATACATTATATCATTAATGTAAATAAATGTCAACTACAAAATCATGCTGTTTATAAATTCTCGAGTAATTATACAATCGTCTGGCTTCTTATCAATCCTAAAGTTCCAATCCATAGCCCTGCAATGGGACATTCTATTATTTTTTGAGCTAAAATCCTGACCCTCACAAGCTAATACCAATCCTAGGTATTCAGTATTCAATGTAGGATTACCTTGTTCATCTATTACTGTCATCTTTCTTCTCAAAGAATCAGTTATTCCAGAGATAGTTCCAATCCATTGTTCAGTTAAAGATTCATCTTCTTCCTCAACATAACAAGAAACTTTGATGCCTCCTATTAAATTCTGTACTGCTAGGGCTGAATTCTTTTTAGGAAGTATGGAACCTGAGATAAAACAATCTATATCTTCATTCTTACTTCCAGATAGTGTTCTCTTCATCTTAACTTGAACATGTCTCTTACGAGAAGTAGTAGCATAGTATTGCTCGTTAAGATTCTTTAGTACTATCCCTTCTCCCCCGTTAGCTACTATCCCATCAAAGAATTCTTGTTTATTTATTATAGTACTTTCTGGTAACTCAAAAGGAGTTATCCCTTCAATCTTTTTCATAAAGCTAGTTAATAGTTGTCTGCGTTGTCTGAGTGTTTTAGGTTTAAGGTCTTGGTTATCAAACTCCAACATATCAAACACACAAAACTTCAAAGGATTCCCATCCATCTGAATCTCTATAGCTCTTTCTGCATGGGAACCTAAGATAGAAACAGTGGCATTCAACTCAGTAGCTGAGAATGTTCCGCCCCTTGAAGTAGTATCTAAAGTTTTATTAGATACTAAAACCTCAGCATCCAAGATAAAAGATTGTTTGAACACCCCTCTATAACTCTGGGGGGTTCTAACTTTACCATCTTTAGTTATTAATAATATTTTTTCCGTATAACAATTAGGTAGAAAAGTTATATCTGATATATCCCTAGAGAAAAACTCAAATCCCCAGTCGGGGTGATAAGTTATTATAACACGGCATCCATCAATCTTAACCTCGCCCAACCAGTCCTCTGATGTCAAGAGGTGTTTTTGTTCCTCTGGTTTAAGTTCTTTAAAAGAAAAACATAGTTGTGGAGTATGTAATTCAAACAATCGTTTATACATCCCCCATGTTTGAACTTTAGGATACTTATTATAGTAATCTATTCCCAATATTTTTTCAAGCTCTTTGTTGGTAGTCTTAGGATTAGATGGTATAGGAATACCTCGTACCTTGAAATGTTGTAATATTTCCTCCTTTTTCATAATCCCCTCCGTTAATCTGGAGTACCCTCTTGAGAATCCTCTTCGGGATTTATTAACTTCTCAAGTTTTTTCTTAATACGTTTATCCCTTTGAAGTTCTTTTTTCTCTTCTAAGTCTCTTCTTGTCTGCTCTTCTAAAGCTAATCTAACTTCTTCAGCTAAAGCTTCTTGTTCTTTCTGCTTCTTACTTTTTCTTTTCTTTTTGGGTTTCTCTTCTTCCGTCTCATCATCTTCTAAATCTTTTAAAGAATCTGTCGTAACTGCATCTTCATCATTGGTCATTATATATACATCTTCATTTACAGATACAACATACTTACTTGTTTTCTGAATAGCCTTAAGTATCTTCTCAGCAGGAGACAACTTCGTATCCTGTAATGATTCTAAGATAGCTTGGGAGTGATATTCTCCAGAGCCTATACAAACAAAATTATCAGCAGGTTCTAATATAGATAAGTCTGTTTGAACTACAAATAACTTATTCTCTATACCTACAATGAGTTCACTGCCTCCTCCCATAAGTTCTACACCATTCACATCTATGAGAAATTTCTCTTGTCTTAAACAATTAATAAGTGAATCATAAAAAGAAGTATATACATACTCATATATATCTTGGTCAATAAATCTAGGAACTACAACTAACTTGTGAGTTAATATCTGTATCATCCTAAAACTTCCACAAACTCCTATGATAAAATCTCCTACTTGAAAAACTTTTCTCGGATAATTTATCTTAGCTCCAGTAAAACTATTAGAACCAAAACTATCAGTTCCTAAGTATACATAATCCTCAGTCCGTATCCCTACTACACAAGTCATGAAAAATCCCCCACTGAACTATTATAACCTACTATTTTATTGAAAACATCAAATAAATTTCTAATATTCTCTGTCTTCGACTCTATATCTTTCGAGTCGTAGTGTAATGAAAATGTTTTGCACAGAGTAGCAAATTTATAATCCCTATAAGATTCTCTAGTAGCATTCTCTATTAATGGAGCTATGTAAAGTAAGTCATACCCTCCAAACTTAATATAACTATATAGATTATACTCCGTATATAATTTTATAAAGTTATTAAGAAATTCTAAATCGAATTTAATATTATGCCCCACGACAGTCAATTTATCTTTTCCTTTATTGGTAACTTCTTTAAGAGTAGATATGAACTTATAACAAGCTTCTTCTGGATTTCCATAACCTCTAAGAGTATCTATGTCTATTCCATTAAAATCTAAAGCTTCTTTAGCTATAGTGGAAGGAAGTCTACCTCGTCTGGGCTTAATATGAAATGTATTCTGGTCTACTATAGCATTATTGTGTTCTACTCTATAACATAATTTTATTATATCGTCATACTCTGAATTCAATCCAGTAGTAGCCGTGGATAAAAACAGATACATCCCTTCTCCTTTATATCATTCTTAATCCATTATATCACAATATTTAAGATATGTCAATTTAAATTATATAACAACTTTAATAATAGTTTTATTATCACAAAGTTTATCGTGGCTCTTAGCATTGTACGCTTCTATCTCTTTAGTAACATCGTAACCAACTACGTCTCCGTAATTTTGTAAATCCACCTTAATTATATCCCTGTTCTTATTCTTATAGAAAATTCCTATATTCTGAGAAGCTCTTCCCGATAATTGTAATCCTCTATCGGAGTAAGCATTCTGACCACACATACTAGCCGACCTACTATAATTATCAGACACACAAGCTTCATGTAAATGTCCACTAAGCACATAGTCAATAAAAATTCCATCATAAGCATACTTCGCTACAGCCTTCTTGATTCCGTTAGCTAAATCAGATTTAAATTGATGCCCGTGAATTAACAAAACATTGTTACCTGCAACATCTATGACTTGTTCTAGTGGGTCTTCTAAATGAAAAGACACTGACGGAGAACCCATGAATCTAGCGTTAAGCATATTATATAACATCAAATCATAATTGTCAGAAGCTATAATATCTGTCCATGCAATATCTTTAGCCATTCTAGTTTCATTACCCGTTACACCGCAAAAAGTAATTTTAAAATCTTTATTTAAGTCCAAGATAAATTGGGACAACAAACTTGTAGCAAGTAAACAAGCCTTCATTCTATTAGTAGCATTGTTTAATAACTTATCTAGGATATCGTCTTTGTTGAGTAAATCCCCCGTAGAACAGACAGCAACACTTTTAATACCGTTTAATTTAAAATAGCTAACTGCTCTATCTGCTAACAACTTTAATCTCTTAGAAGCTATATGAAAATCATATTTATTATTCTTTAAATTGATTAACTCGTTAAAATGTAAATCAGATAGTTGAATGATACCCATACAATCTGAGCTTACGTTAGTATGTTTAATTGTTTTCTCTGAAAGATTAATACTTTTCAATAACTGTATTAATTCTAAATTAGATTCCTCTAAAGCGTTAGTTAATCTATCTTCGTGTCTAAGCCCCTTACGTTCTATTCTATTAATATCTTGAAGCTTTTGAACCTTACGTCTTAATTGAATGTTAGCAATTAAAACATCCTCATCTACTTCTTTCTCTACATCCTCTTTTAATTCTTGTTGTTTCTGCTTAGACAAATCAGAAGGATATATATCTGACTTAGATAATTCTAATACTAATTTATCTCTATATTCCGAACTAAAGAACATATTAATATCATTAGTTGTGTACTCATTAGATACTTCTCTTATTCTTTTTCTCCAGTAACTTCTTCCCCTGTATTTACCTTCTGAGATACACCCTTGATACAATAACTCAAAAAGCTTTTCAAATTTTTCCATCGTCTTCCCTCTTCCGTTTTATCTATATATAATATAACTTAAGATTAATTACAGCGTTTAGGAATCAGTCTTACTCTGCTGTCGTCTTCCCATTTGAAAGCAAATAGGTGTCCAAGACTGTCTCCCACCTCTATAGAACAATCTATAGGTATTGGGAAGTTAGGAGGATTGAATACCATCAAATCTTCTATTACTTTAGCCCACTGAGTAAATCTTCTTTTGTTTATTCTATAATTACATTCATCATGTACGGATGAGACATAAGCTACCTCACTAGAGTACTTAGGATTAAGAAATATCTTATTAGCTAAGTTCACTAACAATTGCCTCATAATAGAACTTCCAGAACCTTGAATTTTATGAGAAGCTATTGTCCTAACTCCAAAGTTATAAGTTCCTCTATCATCGGAAGTTAAGTAGTGTTTAACTCTCCGAGGTCTTCCGAACATATCGGAGAGTTAAACATTAGTTTCCTTCTCTGCCTTATTCAACTCTAGGTCTTTCCAAACTTTAAGAGTTATGTTAGCATTCCACCATTTATTATACAGCTCTTGAGATTCCTCTTCAGACATCATAACTCCCATCTGTTCAGCTACCGCTTTCAAGACTGGAGGACTTCCTCCGTATAATAAACCAAAGTTAGCTACCTTAGCTGCTTTTCTTTTTTCTTTATCGTAATTCTCTTCTCCGAATAATTTCTTAGCCATTTCAGTATGAACGTCCCTACCTTCTTTAAAAGGTTCTACGAAGTTAGGTTCCCCGCTAATAACACCAGCTAACTTAAGTTCTTGTGCTGAATAATCCACTGATAGGATTAACTCATCATCGTTCTTAACCCGTATAGCTTTTCTTACATTAAGGTCTGGGCTTAATCCCTCTACAAAATACTTATTAGGATTCTGAGATACATATTCCTTAACATCATCTGGCTTACCGATTAATTTAAACTCATACCCAAGAATGCCTTGGTAGTCATTATCCAACTTGATAGCTTCGTATATAGCTGGTTTAGGCTTAGTTAAATTCTGTATATTTAAATTTATGAAATAATCATTGTCCTCGGCTTTAGACTTACCCCCCGTTCCAGAAGCTAACCTTCCAGAAGCAGTGTCGAATAATTTATAGTTAATCCTGCATATTCCTATGTTAGGGTTATCTGGAAGCGAATCACACTTAGATAGTTTATCTATATAAGAATTTAATTGTTTCTCCAAAGAACTAAGCTCTATCAACTCTTTGACTATAGGATGCTGACCAGATACTTGCAATAAAGCATCCTTAGCAGTACTCATACAACCAGTCTCTGTTCTGACTCCCGTATCTATTCCCAAGGACATTAAGGCTGCTGGTAGCTCTTTAGTCCTAGAACGTATGTTAAAAGGGTATCCTACTGTTTGGAAGATACTCATCTCTAGTTCTTCTATTCTCTTTAATATAGTATCTTTGTACTCGTTCATAACAAGCTTATCTATGTACAAAGGATTCTCTACATAGTAATCAGCAAATGCCTTAACAAGCTTATTATCTAAGGATAATATTTTTTCGCAACCTTCCCTTTTCAAAGTTGGATAGAGAACTTGAAATAGCCCAAAAGTATTTCCAGTATCACAAGAAGCATAAAAAGCACAAGCAGAAGGGTCTACGTCTTTTAATGTCTTGTTGGTACCTAATACTTCTTTAAATTTAGTAGCACGTCTTCCCAAGAAATGTTCCGTTGCTGGTTTTAATCCCATCATACCTTTAGCATTTGTATCTGAATTATAGGTCAATACCATAGTATCAAAAATATTTATCTTTGAAGTATCATAACCTTCCTTCTTAAGCATTGACATATCAAATGTGGCATTATGACATAAGGTTAATTTTGATTTACGTAAAGCATCATAAATTATATCTAAACAATTTTTAGGATTTAAATTCTTTTCACTTTCTTTATACTTCTTGATTTTAATTTTTTTCATAGAAGGTTCAAGAGTATAAAAATTCTCTTTAAGAATTTTTAATGACTCTGGGAAATGTTCTTCTAAATCAAGAGGATAGATACAAGTAGCTTCTTCTATCTTCTCTTTAATTATTTCAAGATAGTCCTTATCGAGGGACTTAGCTTCCATTAAGGATTCTAAAAATATATTAGGATAGTCTATGACACTATCATCATCTGGAGAAAATCCCTCGATACTTTCATTAGCTTTAATTAATTTTTTAAGAATCTTATCTTGAGTAGGTTTCTTGAAATGAATTAATCCTGTATCTTCATATCTTTTTTCTTCTTTCCCTTCCTCATCCCACGAAAGGACATGTCGAATGGGAATATAATATCCCGACCAAGCATCAAAACTAAAAGAGAATCCTATCATTTCATTTCTCCTGTAGTCCAGTCCGTCCGTCTCACAGTCATAAGCCATTACTCTTCCAGTACAATCTCCTAACAAGTCTTTTAATTCTTGTTCTGACTCTATCAACTTATATTTAAATTTATCTTCCCAATTAAAATCTAATGGTACTGGGTCAAAATAATGTCGGTAGTCTATTTTATTTGCTATGCTCACTATAAAATCTCCTCAATTAACTTCATCTAATCTGTAACCGTGATATAGATTGTCTAAAAAGACATCTATTCTTTCAAAGCTATCCACCCAAGTATTATTTACTTTTAATATTACTTCCTCATCCCTTAATCCATTTTTTAACAATCCCAAGTCTTTTATAAGTTTACTGTAATCTTTTATTTCTTTATCGGAAAAATTATCTTTAAGATATTTAAATGGATTTATATTTAATTTTAATTTTAAATAATCATAAGAAGTAAAAAATCTATGTTCTCCCCAACAATGTAATCTAATTACTCCATCATCATCGAAATAAAATCTAGCAGACTTAGACTTACTGTACCTAGGGTCTTCGTGGAAAGGACAAAAGACATTACCGTATCCAACATCAATCAAAGAATCAAAAGGAACTAATTTTTCTATAAGTATTCTAACCTCTCTCTCATTTAGATTCATCGTTGGGTTCCTTCATTAAATCATCTAATGTTATAATATCTTCTATATTTGGAAGAACCTCCTCTCCTATAACAGTTACTCCTTCGGTATTGGCAATTTCTGAAGTAGGTACGTTATCATCCATCCCTATGTCTTCGATATCCCCCACAACAAAATCATCCGCAAGAGAATTGATATCTTGAGTTCCAGTAGATACACTATTGTTAAAGGATGGGGATAACACAGAACAGTTAGTAAAGTTACTCCCCTGAGTCCCAAACACAAAAAACTCTGGCATAATAGGAGAAGGAATAGGTTTATCTGGGGATTCAAAATCTCTGTTCTTTACTATGTGTATGTTTACTACCTTAGCATTCCTCATGGCGGTGGTACAGTGAAAAATCATAGCAGTCATAGCAGTTCTCCCAAGAGCATTGGCTTCAGCGAAGTATGTAGAAGATGCTAGTTTAGTATTAGAAGAGGGTGTCCCACTCTTCTCTGCCTTCTCCACAATAGCTTCCAATTTATCTATAGCTTCTGTTTTCAACTGAGCTAATAGTACTATTATTAAATTATGCTTAACCGCTATCTCTTGTAAGGTATCAACATAATAATTTAAAGCTTGGTACTGGTCTAACTTTAATTTAGGAGGTATTTTGTTCTTAAACAGGTTTAAGTAGTCCACATAAACTAAGTCTAAACCCCCCATCTCGTCCCTCATCCTGAGTATAAAAGCTTCTATGTATTCCATAGAATACTCTTCTAAATCATTAACTCCTGCTATTCTTAAATCTCCTTTACAGGTTTGAAGAAAGTTATCTTTTACTTCTTTAAACTTCTCCTTGCTATCTTCTAATAGTAGAGTCTTTTTCAAGTCTACGGCTGGAATGGCTCCCTGTTTTCCGTACATTTCATAAGAGTGCCTTGATACGATATTGTATAAAACATTTCTAGGAACAACCTCTAAGGTTATGAATAATACTTTTTTACCCTCTCTATAAGAGGCGGTGTATGCTGTTGATATAGCAAATGTAGTTTTAAATGATTGAGGAGGAGCCCCAATTACATTCAGTGTCCCGTAATCCAAACCTTTTAAATAGTGGTCTACTTCAGGGATACCAATCATTACTCCCCTAGGCATAAGTTCTTGACGTTCGTATACATCAAATATATCTTCCATACCTAGAAGTTTAGGTTTAGTTACATCCACATCCTGTCTGAGTATATCTCTTACTTTGGATATATCATTCTTATCAATAGCATTTTTTACTTCACTAATTTGTTTATGTCTTATTAATTCCTTCTTAAGTTTTATGAGAATATCTAAACTAAAAGGACAATCCTTTTTATGAACTAAAATATTATGCAAAGATATAATATAATTTATATCAGGGAATCTTTTATTATCTGTATAAAACTTTTTACAATCTTGAAGTACTTTAGAATATAATTTAATACCATCTGGACTAAACTCAAGTAATTCTATTAACTCATCCATGGATGAGATATCAGTTATCTTATCTAAATGATTTAATACTATAATAATATAATCGCTTAGTTCTTCCGAATCCATTGGATTTACTAATTCGTTATTAGCCAAAACTACTCCCCTTTAAAAATTTTCAGATGTCCCTATAGATTTAGTTTTAGTACTACTTAATACTTTAACAGTTTTATCTTGTAATAAATTAACATCTTTATATATTAAACTTCTATCTGAAGTCATATCAGAAATTTTAAGATGCTCTTTTAAATTTGGATTGGTAGTTAATATTAAATTAATATGTCTCTCATTATCCCTAGCAGATATCACAGGAGATAAACATTGTACTATCTTATCAAAACTATATATATCCCTTGGAAAATATAACATTAAAATATCATTTTCTTTGGCATTATCATACTCATAATTTTTGGACATCATGTCATCCATTAGTTTTTTATAATGTCTAAAAGAAAATCCTTTAAAATTAGGATACCCTGTATTACCTATATAATAAATATTTTTATGTACGACAAAAGAAGCAACTTGCATTAGAGTATCCGTGCTATTGGACTTTATAAAATAGTTATTTCCTCTATGTATCAAACTATCAAGAGTTTCAAACTTCTTGGGATTAGAAGTAACTTTTAAGAAATGCTTCATTAAAAACCCCATGCCCGATATATAAGCATTTCTATACTGTTCTTCCGTAATATTATTATCAAACGGCATAGATAATATTCTCCTCCTCTTGAAATATATTATACCACAAATATATCTTTTTGTAAAGTGGTTACTTCTTTCTCTTGTAAATCCACAACATTTGTTCTTTAAGTTTTTTTATTAATCGAGCATTAAAAGAAGTCAATTCTGCTTTAGGAACTTCTTTGGCATTAAATACTTTTTCTGTTATTTCCCCATAAGAAGATATGAGTTCGTGTTTATATCTATCAACAGTTCCAGTTATCTTTCCTTCTACTTCTATATCTGTAAGTATAAAATGAATTTTAAAATTAGTATGTTGGCTAAATAATCTTTCTATTCTTCCCTTAGCCTGACTAAAAGCCCCAAACCCAAACGGAATATTATAAAAGAACATATTGTTTACAGATTGAAGATTCAAACTTTGAGAACCCGCACTTGATATTAATAAAACTTTTTTAGCAGGGTCTGAGTTAAACCACTGTTTAATTTCTCTTCTTTCTTTAGTATTAACTTTACCACTAATAACTCTATAGTCTATTCCTATCTTATCAAAAATAGAAGATAGAGTATCTATTGTTTCTCTGAAATGACAATAAGTTATAAGACCCTCTCTAAGAATAGGTTTAATAGCCATGAGATACAGTTTAAGTTTATTCTCGTCCTTGTCCACCACTTGTTGTAAATCTATCAACCTAGTAGCATGTATCTTAGTATCCTTCGTTTTAAATAATCCCTCAGAAGCTTCTATGTAAGAATCTATATCCTTTATCTTAATAGAATGTTCAATATACTGAGTATCTTGTTCGGGATAATATTGAAAACATACGGGAGCTATAAGCTCTCTCAAAAGTTCTAAATTTTTATATCCCGTTATTTCTGGGTACTGATGACCCGTTTGCCAATTCTTAATCATTTTAATTTCTACGAATGTATTAGTAAAAGCCGTTTTGTTTTTAAAAATACTTTTATCCAATATATGTACGATATGAAATAAGTCCATTAACGAGGTTGTTAAAGGAGTAGCAGTTAAGAAGACAAGGTATTTAAATCCCCTCCTTATTGCTATCATACTCCTAGTCAACATAGCTTTAGGAGTTTTAAGCTTATGGGCTTCGTCCGCATAACAAGCCGTTCTAAATTTAGTTAGAAACTTAAAGAGTTTACTTAAATCTATTTTGTTAAAATTTTCATATTGAAGTAAAGCTATCTTAGAACTACCCTTAAAAAAATCTTCTATGTCTATGTCTGTTATTAAAATATCGGGTCTATAGTTAGTCTTTCCGTTAAAATCGTCTTGAACTTCCAACAATGCAGATTTAGTACATAGCACTAAAATCTTATCGCATAAATTATTATTTATTAAATCCATGGAAGACTTAATAATAATTACACTCTTGCCCGTTCCCGTCTTCATACTCATCAAAGAAGCAGGTCGAGATGTGGAAAAATCCACAGCCTGTACTTGATAGTCTTTTAAAACTATATCATCATTTAACTTTAACAATTTCTATCCCTTATATATTAGTATCCATTCCCGCATTGAAACACATACAATCCAGAACTTCTAAAGCTTTGAACACATGAGCTACGGTCATCTATACAAAATAATATTTCCCCGTACTTTTCAGGTATGTCCTTAATAAGTTTTACTTTTATATCACAATCTTCTTCAGTTGTATTATCGGGTTTAAGAATCAAGTCATCATGATATATGCTATATTTATTTAACCATTCTTCTGTTTCTTCCCTACTCTTCTCACTTCTAGCAGAAAGAATAATTATGTTGTAGTCGCTTTTAAATCTCTCTATTATTTCAACTACTGGTTTACTAGGAACATCTGAGAAAGAAGCAGCTATATAAGCATCCCAATCTATGTCCCTTAGATAGTCCCTTTTTGAGTAATCGGCAATAGTTCCGTCAAAATCGAATACAATACATTTATTCTTCTTACTCATAGATTACTCCCCAATCCCCACATATTATACTCTCTACCTGTTTATGCAAATCTTCTATAGAACCATCGTTCATTAGTATATAATCAAAGGAATAATCATCCAACTTACCTTCAGATATACTTTCTACTAAAGGTACTCTAGGATTAATAACTCTTATGAGTTTAAATCCTTTTTCTCTTAAATGTTCTGCCTCGTTGAAAAGTCTTACATCCTCGCACACATATCTTAAGTTAGGGTCTAAATTCCCGAGGGCTATCTTAATCCACATATCGTCATTAATCATTCCTCTTCCCCACTTGCTACCCAAAGTAACAAGTAAGAATCTGGGGGTAACTCCTAGCTCTGGTATGATAACCTCTTTTAAATTACCATAAAGCATATCATAAATTTTAATTTTATCGTAACCTAGTCCTTTTAATATTATTTCAATCATATCTTTCATGGGCTCTGCAAACGTAAGCATATTATATTTATATTCTTTTACAAAATATTTAGCCGTTTCTGATTTTCCCATCCTCATCGCAGAAGAATATATACCCACATTAAACATTAACACTAGCTCCCTTAAGTATGTCATAAAGAAAAACTTCAAATTGTCTTAGTTCATAATACGAGATTAAATCTCTGTTCGGGGTTCCCCTAAATAATTTATATTCTATTCTATTCTCTTTATCATTATATTTACGTAAGTCCATCAATTCCAAGTAGTTATCAACAACATCTATAACATCCAAATATTTTTTAGCTGTTGCTTCCCACTTTGTTCCCTCAAAAGAATTAACTGCTTCTAAGAACTTCTCGGGTGTAGTAGGATTCCATCTCTCAGCAAATAACTTCTTAAACTCTGTCTTAACAAAAGGAACGGGAGCTTTTAAATTATCTGACTTATCCCCATCCAAAATTCTAAAGGATAATAGGTTCTCAGTAGAAACTCCGAATTTACTAAAAACTAAGTTATTATCTACAAATTTAAATCCTTTATCGTAATCGTTAGAAACTTTAAATATCTGAGATAATTGCCAAAAATCTTTATCTCCTGAATAAATTATTATTTCTTCATTGCCTTTTTCTTTTAATTCAAAAGCTATGTTAGCTATAAGGTCATCAGCCTCACATTCCTCGTTCTTTGCAAAAGCTATATGGTTTAAGTTGGATAATATATTTACGATATGTGAAGTATCCATATATACTTTAGTTTTATCTTTGTCCCTATTAGCTTTATATTCTTCATTTATTTCTTTTTTAGAACATTTCCCATCCATCACAAAGATAACTTTATGCTCTGGATATTTTTTATATAGCCTCTCCACTAAAAAAGAAAAACCTTTTATACTTCCTACAAATATATTCTCTTCGTCTTTTTTAATGTAATGGTCCTTGAATCCAAAATGAAAACGATTTAAACACCACGAAAAATCTACTATAATAAATTTTCCCAAAATTCCTCCTCTTAACATAAATTATATTAAAGTCATAAGCACCTTTGCGTTATTGGGATTTATCTGATTGTATCCAATTATACCTAATATCAAAAGTTCCTTTGATACACTTCCCGATACTAAATCAGTAAATAAATGAGACAGTACCCTCAAATCAAATTCAATGTCTGATTTATCTTTATCCTTAAACATTGGATTACCGTAAATAATATCTATTAGTCTATCGAATCTGTACTCGTTCAATTTAAAATATAGAGTACCACTTTTCTTATGAGGATATTCTCCCATAAAAATATCTTCTTCTTTTAAATATTCTATATCTTCTGGCTCAAAAATAAAATCAGGTATAAACATACTAATTCCTATTATTACTATTTAATACCATTTTACCACATGAAATTATAAATGTCAATACCAAAGTAAAAAAAGAGCCGTAATTTCTTACAGCTCATAAAAGGGTTGTCGGAGGTGGATTCTATTAAATTTTATTTACATTAGTGTATATGGGTTTACCTGCTTTATTAAAAACAGCTTTCATCTTTTGTCTTCTTGGAGTACCATTACATCTTCCTATATGAATCCAAGGGTTAGACGGGTTCTCGAATATAACTTGGTCTACTATATCCATCAATGGTTTTCCGTTAGATTGTTTAATGTTCCCCAAAACTATATCATTAAATAGTTGTTGTAAAGATACTCCTATGACATGAAAATCCGTAGCATTACCGCCCATGTGCTTAGAAGGTGGTTTTACACTTCCCCCCACCTTCTTATTAACTGCGGGACTTCTATACCCAGAAGTTATTATAAGAGGCTTATTGTAGTAAGCTCTTATAATATCCAAATAATCATTACATAAAATTATAGCATTATTTTTAATAGTACCTGTTGGAAGTGAATTATCTACTCCCCTAACCTGAGTTACAGTAAACTCCCTCTCGGATATGTATTTACTTAACATATTCATATTACACCTCTCTTATTAATGTCCAATTGCAAACCAATAGAAACCATCAGGATTCCCAGAACCGCCTCCCGAAGGATGTTGAGCAAATAGAGTAGCTCCCGTGGTAGACAAAGATACTATTTGTAGTATCATATCTGAAGTAATATCAGCTATACTATTGCTCAGAGTTCCAGTGATATTTAAGCATGCTGTAGGAAATGCTTGGGGGAAAGTTATTGGATAGGAACCTTCTGAAATAGTGGCAGAGTTAAATCCCCATTGCATTATTAAGCCATTAGGTAAAGTACAATATCCATCAGTTGTAAGAGAACTTGGGAATTGACTTATATTAACTACCTGATTTCCAGTAGTTCCGTCTGAAGCACTAAATAATTGAGTAGAGGAGCCAGCTATTCCAGCATAGGTTCCGTCTGCATATCCCTTAGTCATTGCATCTTGAGGATTAGAAGGATTATTGAGATTTATTATGTTGTTGTTATTAAGATTTAAACTTCCCGCCATGGCTACTGACCCATCAGTGAGAATAACGGGTTCAGCTAACATGTTG